ACCTTGTGTCCTTTACCTTCACCTCAACCTACAATAGATACCTAATGGGAGCAACCAGTAAAAACTTCAGTGAATCAGAATTAGCTTGTAGCTGCTGCGGAAAGAATGAGATGACTCAGGAAACTGTGGATGCTCTGCAAGCACTCAGGGAATCCATCGGCAAACCTCTTAGATTGAGTTCAGCTTATCGCTGTCCAGAGCATAATAGTAAGGTGAGTTCTACAGGAAAGTCAGGTCCACATACTACTGGAAAGGCAATTGATATTGCCTGTTCTGGAAAAGATGCATGGGAGTTACTTTCCTTTGCAATGATCCGTTCAAAGGTTTGGAAAGGAATCGGAGTTAGTCAAAAAGGAAAACCACACAGTTCCAGATTCATACATTTGGACACAATCGAAGCAGACAACAGACCTTGGATATGGAGTTATTAAAATGAAAAAGAAAAAGAAAAGAAAATACTAAGATGAGAAAAAAATGGGAAATAGGTAGAGGCCAGCCCGAAAGAGGTGGGATGCAGGGACTTATCGACAGGATTGGAGGTGCTGGTGGGTATGGAGGCCCAAGAAGTAGGTTAAAGATTAAAAAGAAAAAAGAACAAGAAGTTGATGAGAGTCCTAGAGATCCAAAAGTAACTGAAAGATTCTTAGAAGATCATGGATATACACCAGCTACATCATCAAGTAAACAACCTAATACTTATGAGAAACTTACTGATGGAGGAAAATATAGAATCTACACAGGCACTCGTACTTCATCAGGAAAAACAGGAGTCTCTCAAAATACTATGAAAAATCCTTCACTTAAAGAACTTATGATTTGGATGGGATACTAAAATGGAAAATACAGAAAAACTAAATACTCTCTTCGATGCAGTTACCGAAGAACTCCTAGTGAAAATAAAATCTGGAGAAGCAAAACCAGCAGACCTGGCAGTAGCTGTAAAGTTCCTAAAAGATAATAATATATCCTGTGTACCAACAGATTCTAACTCTTTTGGAGAACTTATTAAAAATATGCCATTTATGGAAGAAGATAAGCAAAAATTCAATTCTTTCCAGAAAAACTGAAAAAACAACCTCTCAGATCTCTCTGTACGAGCCTTTTATTGACCCACGAGGGTCATAGCATTCATTTATAGTCTCATTTTACTACAGAGAGTTCTAATATCCTTCATAACAATTTACCCTAAATTCCTATGGCAGAACAGAAAAATCCTCTCTTGGATTTTAGAAACTTCCTGTTCTTAGTCTGGGAACATCTTTCCCTCCCTAATCCTACTCCTGTCCAATACGATATTGCTGACTATTTACAACATGCTCCAAAAAGAGCAGTCATTGAAGCATTTCGAGGAGTTGGAAAATCTTATATCACTTCCGCATTTGTTTGCTGGAAGTTACTACTCGATCCTGAGACTAAAGTTTTAGTTGTCTCAGCAAGTAAAGTGAGGTCTGATGACTTCTCTACTTTTACTCAAAGATTAATAAACGAGTTACCAATTCTACATCACCTCAAATCACGAGAGAACCAACGTCAAAGTAAAGTTGCTTTTGATGTCGGACCTACCACAGCTTCCCATAGTCCTTCGGTTAAGTCAGTTGGGATTACAGGACAGCTTAGTGGATCTCGTGCAGACATAATCGTAGCTGATGACGTTGAAGTTCCTAACAACTCAATGACTCAGACTATGCGAGATAAACTTTCAGAAGCAGTTAAAGAGTTTGATGCTGTATTAAAACCAGATGGCAGTATTGTCTATCTTGGTACACCACAGACAGAAATGAGTCTTTATGAAACACTTCCTGAAAGAGGTTATGAAGTTCGTATCTGGCCCAGTAGATATCCCGATGAAAAGCAAGTTATTCGGTATTCCAATAAACTGGCTCCATTTATTCAAGACCATCTTGATCGTGGTTCTGTTGTTGGAGATCCTACTGATCCATTACGTTTCGATGCCGAAGACCTATTGGAACGAGAATTATCCTATGGACGATCAGGTTTCGCACTTCAATTCCAGTTAGATACTTCACTCTCAGATGCAGATAAATATCCTTTAAAACTATCTGATCTCATCATAATGAGTGTAGATTCTACTAAAGCTCCTGAAAAACCTATATGGGCAAAAGATCCAAGAAATAAACTGACTGATCTACCCAATGTAGGACTTCCAGGAGATTTCTTCTACAGTCCAGAGACTAAACTTGGTGATTGGCTTGAGTACTCTGGTTCTGTTCTCTCAATTGACCCTTCAGGGAGGGGTAAAGATGAAACTGGGTATGCAGTAGTAAAGATGTTAAATGGTTTCCTGTATGTCTCAGAGTGTGGAGGACTTAGAGGAGGATATAAAGATACTAACCTTCAGACACTCTCAGTAATAGCAAAAAAGAACAACGTAAACCTCATCCTCATTGAATCTAACTTTGGAGATGGGATGTTCATGGAACTACTCAAACCAGTTCTTCGGAAGATTCACAATGTAACTATAGAGGAAATAAGGAGTAATGTTCAAAAAGAAAAGAGAATCATAGACACTCTAGAGCCAGTAATGAATCAGCATCGTCTCGTGATTGATCCAAAGGTAGTTGAGAAGGATTATGATACGGTCCAAGACTATCCAATAGAGACACAAGCTCGTTATATGCTCTTTCACCAGATGACAAGGATCACTAAGGACAGAGGAGCACTTATTCACGATGATAGGCTTGATGCACTCACAATGGCAGTACAATATTGGGTTAACTTCATGGCAGCGGATGCAGAGGTAGAAATAAATACTAGAAGAAATGAACTGATGGATATGGAACTGGAGAAGTTTATGGATGGAGTCTTTAATAAACCTCAGAGGGATGCCGCTATGACATGGATGTAAAGAAAGATGTCGTAAGAACGACACTAAGGTACAAGACAACCGATGGGTATACTGGGAGTATAGTGAGGGTTTTACGGAGGGATTCTGAGGAGTTGAAATATTTAAAGAAAAAATCTGAGAAGGTATAAAAACGAGACGTTCAAGGTTTTACCCCATTCACTTTTTTTTATTCCATTTTATAGCAAAATATGGATTTTTTTATTTTTTAGCTGTATAGACACAGATTTAGTCACAATGAATTTTTAAAAATGCAATTTATCACAATAGCAATAGATAAAAAAACTATTTCAATTCATATAATTTAACTTTTTCTTTTTTTTGATTCGTTTTGACTGTCTTTTTTATTTGTCTGTTTGTGTCTTTTTTATCTATCGCTTTTTTTCAATTTCATTTTTTGCACGTCTAATTAAGTACATTCATTAATACTTAACCATTAAGAGGAGTTTAATTATTATGTTTAATAGAATACTAACAATGCTATTTGAAAGAATACTACCTATAATATGCGTCGGCTATGGTTTCATTGTATGTTTAGTTCAAATAATTATGTTATTGTCACAAAATCCAATATTTAATTAATTGGCATTGATCTTGTATTATTATCAATTATGAAACAAATTAGATAAAAAATGGGTAAAAATTACCGCTTGTAATGCCTTGCAATTACTGCAATCTTGCATTTAATTAATTTTTTATTTGACAAATTGTTTCATTTTCGATTATAATTGTTAGCACGATGATTGAGTTGATTATTTGAATCACTTTAAATAGTAGAACATAATTAAACAATACATTATCTAGTTAATTCTTGAAACGCAGATAAGTCAATACGACTTTGCAGAATATGAGAGTAATTAGCGAACTAACAAAGAGGATTTCAGTAAAACATATCTAAAGAGGATATAAAATGCATACAATATATAAACTTGGATTATATTTCCTATTATCAATGGGAACTATTGCAACTTGTATGATTAGCGCATTTTTTGGCGCATGGTTGAAACTTGGAGATAAAATCTTTTTAGCTCCATTATTCTAAAAACTAAGTTTTAATCCGTACCAATTTAGTACTACTTGGTAAATCCAAGCAGCATGGATAGGTACGCCTAAAAAAGGAGAACTAAAATGAGTGAATTAAAAACTAATCAAGAATGGATTGAAAGTAGTGTTTTAATTAGGAACACAAAACAGTTTATGAATCAAAAACGCTATCCATTAAACAAAGCTTTCAAAAAGCATAATGGAGTTTGCAAAGTATACACAAAAGCTCAGATTTTAGCATTTCAGAATAACTTGGCTTAATAATAGCATTAATGTAAATATTACATTTATAATATTAATCTGACTTATTTATATAAAAGTATTCATGGTGCATTTATATTTCCAATTTCGTAACCGTTAATAAAAAGTTCTTTGTTGTAGTGAGATTTATTAGCAGGGACTACAAGCAATTGGAGTAAGTCAGATTATTAATCTAAAACTAAAGAGGATAATATGAAAGATACCAAAACTAATTTTGATAATCCAATAGTTCAAAAGAGGATTAAAAAACTTAATGAACTATTAGAAACAGATGTTAAATTATATAATCATTTAACAAGAAACGGTTACATTGAATATATTTTAAATGGGGATAATTTCCCATATAAAGAGGACAAATTAGTATTTAATTCAAAGTTATTTGATAAACCTGATTTTTAAGAGGATATATGTCACATATTCACATAATAGAAGATCAAAACGGTGATGCAATAGAGTTTTATTATTTTTGTTCTGACTTCTGTAATCAAAATTACTGCAATCTTAATAATTTAGAATATAAAGGAGAATACGGTCTAGTTGAACATGATTGCAATGAAGTATGTGCAAACTGTGAAGAACCGTTAAGAGGTTTAACTAATGAACATGGGACTGATCAAACAGATGAAGAGTGGGAAGAATGGAAGAAATCAATTGAATTTGTAAATAGTTGTAAAATTAGTTCAATGGCAACAACAATTAAATAATCTAAAACTAAAGAGGATATATGAAACAATTACCAATTCTATCAGAAGGTACAAACGCAAAAACTATTCTATCTGATTTATTAGGTGAATATTTAACAGGAATAGTTTATTTATCACCGCACAAATTATGGTCTAAACTATATGAGGAAATATACAAAGTACCACATAAAAAATCGGGAGTAAACTTTTGTGGATTTGCTACGAATGGATGTAAAGAAGCTTGCTTAAATACTGCAGGGCGTGGACGGATGTCAAATGTTCAAAAGGGTAGACTTAGAAAAAGTTTACTATTTATCAATAATCGTGCAGAGTTTTTCGAGCAATTAATAAAAGATATTGAAAAACATATTCGCAAAGCAACTAAAAAAGGATTAAAACCTGCGATTAGATTAAATGGAACTTCTGATTTACCGTGGGAAAACATCAAACATAAAGGCAAAACAATATTAGAACATTTCCCAAACGTACAGTTCTATGATTACACAAAAAACCCTAATAGAATGAAAAAAACACTACCAGAAAATTATGATTTAACTTATTCATTCAATGAGGATACAGATCCTTTGTTTGTAATGAATGAAATACTGCCAAGGCATAGGAACGTAGCGGTAGTATTTCGAGATAAACTACCCAAAACATTCTTAATGCATGAGGTAGTAAATGGGGATAAACACGATTTGAGATTTACAGATCGTAAAGGCGTCATAGTAGGATTAAAAGCCAAAGGAGATGCAAAAAAGGATAAGTCTGGATTTGTTATTGACTGTTAATCTTGCATATGTACAATAATTTCAATAAGGAGAACCAATATGAGATTCATATCTTTTTGTAGTGGCATGGATTTATTTGGCTACGGAATGCGTAAAGCAGGACATACTCAGGTAGGACACGCTGAAATAGACAAGTGGAGCAATCTACTTAATGAAGAATTTAATCCAGAAAACAGAGGAAAAAATTATGGAGACTTACGAACAATCGGAGAAAATCCAGGAATCTTGCCAGATTTCGAAATTGCATGTGCAGGGTTACCATGTCCTGCATTCTCTATCGCAGGAAAAAGAACAGAAAATCCCTTTGATCAAGAAGACGTTGGAGGTGATCTCTTTCTCTCATTTTGTAAAATCATTGAACATAAAAAACCTAGGATTTTGTTTCTTGAACAAGTCAAAGGCATTCTTTCGAGTGGGACGTACAAAGGAGAAATTTTTAGTACCATCCTCTCAAGGCTTTCAGAATTGGGGTATGACTGTCAATGGCAATGTCTTAACAGCAAGAATTTCGGAGTTCCACAAAACAGGGAAAGAGTGTTCATTATCGGACATCTTAGAGAAACAACCAGACCAGAAGTATTTCCTATCGTGGGAGAAGCTAACTCGTACACTTGCAAGTCGGAGTCAGCAAAAACCGCAGTTGCTAGAACAATAAGTGGAGGAGCACACACTGGAGGAAACCATAGTGGAATGACTATTCTACAATTGAATAATCCAAATCATTCTAATGATCGTATATATTCAGATCAAGGGATTTCTCCTACTATTAATTCCTGTTCTGGTGGAAGTAGACAACCCTTTGTACTGACTGAAGTTAGATCAGAGGAAGCTAAAAAGATCAGAAGAGATCACAAAGCTAAAACAGGAAAGGATTTTTGTCCAAGAAGGGATAAGGAAATAGTACCTAAAAAAGAACCAATCGTAGGAACTTTAACCACTAGAAAAAATATAGAACAATCTATATTTGATGGAAAGGTACTAAGGAGACTAACACCTCTGGAATTCTTTAGACTCCAAGGTGCACCAGATGCTATGTATCACAAAGGAAAGGAACTTGGTATATCAGATACTCAGCTTTTTAAGATGGCAGGAAACTCAGTTACAGTTCCTGTTATAGAACGAATTGCATCTCGAATTAATTTTCTTGGAGATACAATTTTTCCATAATAATTACACTAGTATAATAATTTCAAAAGGAGAATTAAAATGAAAAAGAAAACATTCAATGAATTTTTAGCTGATTTCAATGTAATTCAGCAAGTACCACAAAACTGGAAAAAAGAGAGGGAGAAAGCAGTAAAGAATGTTCCCTTTGTAATAGACATTCGAGGAGAAAGAGGTAGGCAAAAAGACCTTGATCAACAACGAATGTATAATGATCCAGATGAGAACTATTCTGGATTAAGATGAGTAAAACTATACTTACTCTAATTGTATACAGTTACATTTCATTTTTTGAAGAGTGGAATGTGTATTTCATAACTTTAATAGGAGGATAAAATGAACGCAAACAAACTTACTACACCAACAATTAAATCTCTGTTTTCTGCTGCTTTAAGAGCACAAGGATACACTTCCATTCTAAAAAGTGTGTATTTAACAGAGGAAAATATAAAGGTAGCTAAAACCTTTGTAAAAGTCTTTCATAATGGCAAAAAAGTGAAGATAAAATACAGAGGTAAAAGATTACATAACCCTAACCATACATTAAAAAGTGAAGCAACTCATTTTGATGTGTATATAGTAAATGATTATAATTATTAAAAAGGAGAACTAACATGAGTACATTTATATGCAATTGTTGCAATCAACTTGTGGACTCTGACTATTTTCCAGACTTCACATATGATGAGGAAACAGACGAGTGGACTTGTCAAAAATGCAATGGTAACGAGGAGTATGATCAATCTCCAGGAGTTGTGGATTTTGATCGAACTTACTCTGTCCCATTGTCAATAAAACGTAAATTAAACATATGAACACATGGTTTTTTATGGTTCCTGACTTAGTTGTAATATTTTTTATATTCGGTTTTGGTTACCTTTTAGGACTCATGACTTTAGTGATTCTCGTAATGATAAGCGTGAATCGTGGAACAACATTTGTGATAGGGGAAAGGAAAGAAGGTTATTATGATATTGATTGTATAAAAAAATAATAATTTTCTTGATCTTATTACAAACGTGCAATTATACTAACAATCCTGCAGAGAGGATAATATGACACAAATCTGCAATCGTGTAGCCATTGGCTTGTTGAATCTGGTAATAGTATCAACACTATTCTACTTATGTTCATTCCACTGGCTAATCTTAATGCTGACATAATAAACACTAACCATATCATAGGAGGATAAGGATCATGACATGGAACTTTTCAATATTAAACTGGAAAGTATTAGTTATCTTTCATGCCAATAATAATGGCTTTCCAGTAACAACAAATGAATTTGGATGGCTGAACCAGCAGCACTCCGCTTGGGCATGTAATTTGAAAAGTATTAATACATATATTGTAGGAGAAAAAAATGGAGTATAAACTAATAACAACAAGAGGATTAAACAATGAAACGAAGATCAGAATTACAAACACTTGTAAAAGCACTCAAACTGTTTCAAACATTGGACACAGAGATGCAGATACCTACTATGTTGACTCTTCTTGAGTTGGCAATGTGGGACGATAACGAATCACCAAGTGTTTCTGCATTAGGTAAGAAGATAGGTACAAAAACTTCAGCTACCGCAGGGTCTAGGAACGTCATGGCATGGTGCGAAAATAACCGTACCAGAGAAAAAGGGTATGATATGATGGAGACTAAAGAGAATCCTACATATCGTGTCGAAAAGCTAGTGTCTCTAAAAGCAAAAGGTTATGCATTTGCTGATGCACTCGTGGACATAATGAACAACAAAAAGGAGAACAATGCCAATTAAAAAGAGAGGAGGTTCTTGGCAAGCCGATATCAGAGTTAAGGGTATAAGACACAGGAAAGCTTTTGAAAGCTACGATGAAGCTGAGAAGTGGCTAGAAGCTACCAAGTATCAACTTAAACATGATATCCCAATGCCACAGGAAACCTGGAACTTAAAGAAAGCTTCAGAACAATGCATGAAGATTGAATGGGAAGGTAAAAGATCTGAGAACACTAACCGAATCAATATCCGTAAAATTTCAGAATTCTTCGGAATCTACGATGAAAATATTGATGAATTTAAGGTAGACCATATTGACCTTGATGCAATTACTACAGAAGTGGTAGATGACTTTTACATCTGGTGCAGAGATGTTAAGAAGAATAAAAAGTCTACCATTAACAGGAAACTGGCATGTCTTTCCAAGATAATGAAGTTTGCACATGAAAGGGGGAGACTCAGGAAAATGCCAAAGTTCCCAAGACAAAAGGAACCACAGGGAAGGGTAAGATTTCTTACAGAAAAAGAAGAGATGCGTATACTGTCATACTTCAAGGGATATTCTCAGGATCTCTACGACTTTACAATCGTTGGACTTGATACAGGATTTCGTAGAGGAGAACTACTTAATCTCGAAACTAGGGATGTTGACGGAGAAAAACTTGTAATATGGGAGAACAAAACAGATGTTTCCAGATCACTTAACATGACTCCACGAGTAAAGGAAGTAATACACAGAAGAATATCTTCAGATCCCACTGAAAAAATATTTCCATTTACCAAATATGTAGTCAGAACTGGATTTGAAAACATGAGTAAAGATTTAGGCTTTACAGATGTAACTCCACATGTCCTCAGACATACATTCGGAACACGTTTGGCAAAGCTCAGAGTTCCCATAAAAAACATTAAAGATTTAATGGGACATAAAGTACTTAATACTTCAGAAAAATATATACATTTAGATGACTCTGATAAAGCACTAGATATGAATCTATTGGCTAAAAAGTATGGTTCATGTGACCAAACTGTGTCCAATATGGCAGTTTTGTAGTCACAAAAGCATTATATCTGCATATAGTGATTTGTTAGAAGTTATTGATATACTTAGGAAAGTTTACTGCGAGAGTGGTGGAACTGGTAGACACGCAAGATTTAGGATCTAGTGTTTATCATTGCATTAGTGTAATATTCTCCTAAGTATTTGATAAATAAGCTCAATAAGTGGGCTTATTATAAATGTCATAAGTGCAATAATTTAGGTGCATTTTTGGCTATTTTCTGCGTGTGTCCATTATGTGACCACGTTAATCTAAATATAGGAGAACATAATGAATGAGAATTTGATATATGAATACTTTTCTAGATCACAAAAGAAGTGGGTAAATTTCGAGGAGATGGATGGTGAGTATCTAAAGAACGTAGTTCGTAAAGTAATTCGAGAGGACACTTCTCTTCCTGTGAGGATTACAAAAATAAATGAGGAGGGAATACCAGAGTCTGGAAGACTAAATTTACTTACAATTGAACCTAGTTAGAGGAGTTAAATATGCCATCCAATATATTCGAGGAACAAAAAGATCTAGAAGAAGAGATGATAATAGCTGGTAGGAATAAATTCCAGAAAAATACCAGAGATGCTAAAGCCAAAAATAGAGAGAGTACTTCCTTTCATGGAATCCTACTCATGAAAAAAACAGTAGGTGCATTATCCAGAGCAATTGATAGGTACGTCAACGAGGATATAGACAAACCTGGAAGATTAAAGGCTGTAGTACCTCTACTTGCTATGCTACCAAGTGATGTAACTGCTTTCATTTCTTTAAGGGTATTAATGGATGGCATTTCACACAGTCAAAAACTAGTCAATATTTCCCACCATATTGGTCAAGCCATATCAGACCAAGTGAGGTTCAATATCTGGTCTACTACAGACAAAAAACAGTTCAAATATTTAGCTGAAAAATTGGGGAAAGTTTCTGCATCAAGGCATTACCGAAGATACGGATTAATCAGACATGCCACATATAAAATAGGAGAGGACGTTCCTGTGTGGTCTATGGTAGAAAGAACTCAGGTTGGAACTTGCTTAGTTGATCTTATCATCAAATCCACTGGTCTAATCAAGATGGGTAGTACCAAGAACATTGGTAAAAAATATAAGAGTTATACTCTTGTTCCTACTGAAGCTACTCTAGATATCATTCAGGAGTACATAGAAAAAGGAGAGTTATTGTCTCCAAACTACCTTCCAATGATTACTATCCCAAGACCTTGGACTAACAATACCAATGGTGGATATCTCACTCACAGATTACCTTTTGTAAAAACCTCGCATAAAATAAAAAAGAATGAACTGACATACTACCAGATGGACATGGAATACCAGTGTACTAATGCCCTTCAAGAAACCAAGTGGAAGATTAATGAGCCTGTCCTGAAGGTCATGGAAGAAGCATGGGAACAGGAAAGAGTCATTGGATCTATGCCAGATTACAGGGAACTTGATATCCCTCCAAGTCCCATCCCAAAAGGAGTTAGAAAGTCTCAGCTTTCTGAACCAGATCGAATCAAATTCAATAACTGGAAGAAGAATGTAACTCCAATCTACCATGAGAATATCAGTAGGAAATCCAGAATCCTCCAGTTCATTCGGACTCTTTCACTTGCAAAGAAATACAAGGAGTACGATCAGATCTATTTTCCCTACCAAGCAGATTTTCGAGGAAGAAAATACACTATAAATTCCTTCCTGACTCCACAAGGTACTGAATATGCTAAATCTTTACTGACTTTTGCTGAAGGATTACCAATAGAGAATCAAGAACAGGCCGATTGGTTGGCTATTCATGGTGCTAACTGTGCAGGAGTAGACAAAGTAAGTTTTATTGAAAGAATTCAATGGGTTCTGGACAATGAGGAACACATAATAAAAAGTGCTAAACTAGGACTTGAGTACGATTGGTGGACTCAATTTGATGATGCTTGGCAGTTTTTCGCATTCTGCTTAGAATGGGCTGTATTGAAAGAAAAAGGATTTGGGGTACTCAGCTATCTCCCGATAGCATTAGATGGCTCTAACAATGGTTTACAGCATTATTCAGCTATGTTGAGATGTGAGATAGGAGGTAAAGCTACCAACCTTACCAAAGAAGACAATCCACAAGACATTTACCAAGAGGTTGCTGATGTGGTACTGAGGGAAACTCAGAAAGCTGCGGAAGCTGATTGTCCCATTGCAAAGAAATGGCTTAAATCAGATCTGATTAATAGAAAACTTACTAAAAGACCAGTGATGGTTGTACCCTATGGGGGTACCAGGTTCTCCTGTCAGGGTTATGTTGAGGAATATGTAGAAGAGATGCGGAGGAAAGGACATGAGTTTTCTCTTCTAGAGAATGAACATCTAAGTAAGTACACCAATTGGATTACCACTAAGGTTTGGTCTGCAATTGGTGAAGTAGTAATCTCTGCAAGGGAAGTCATGAATTGGATCAGAGATGTTTCCAAGAGACTCTCAAAGGCAGGACATCCTATCGTGTGGGTAACTCCCACAGGAATGTACATTCATCAACACTACAAAGCATTTAAGTGGAGACAGATTGAAACTACCATTGATGGTAAGTTGCTGAAGCCTGTTGTCCATGAACTGGATGAAGAAAGGATTGATAACTTCCGTTCAGTAAATGGATCAGCACCTAACTTCGTACACTCTCTGGATGCTTCAGCACTCACCTTAACCATACACATGTGCAAGGAAGAAAACATACATGATTTTGCAATGATTCATGATTCCTACGGTACACATGCCCATAACACACCGAAGTTAGCAGAACTACTGCGTAAAGCCTTTGTTCAAATCTATACAGATCATGATGTTCTGGAGGATTACCGAAAGGCTGCATTAGAGGTTTTGGATGAAGTTCCAGAACCACCAAAGAAGGGGAATTTAGACATCACTAAGGTATTGGAGTCATCATACTTTTTTTGTTAATAATATCATTGCACTAGTGTCATAATTGCAATGATGAATTTAAAAACCCCTACTATAGAATAGAGATGGAAATGAGTGACCTCGAAAAAGAAGCTTTTTTAATTTTAATAGGAGGAGAGCCATTACCAGTTGACTTATATATACATCTGAATAATTCAGGAATTAATGCAGATGATCTTATAATGAGATTTAAATTGAACAGTACAAGAAAGGAACAAACGGAACTAAATTTAAATCTAAATTAAATCTAATCACTATATATATATTAATAATATTAGAAGGAGAACAAAATGAAGAATTTGAAGTTAGTTTCACCACAAGCTCAGTGCAAATGGATTTGGTTGGATAAACCTCATCCAGAATATGATGTATATCAGATCACTTTGATGCTTCCAGTTAAATCAAAGGAAGCAAAGAGTTGGATGAGAGACATTGATTCTTGGGTGGATGAGGAAGTTAAGTCTTCAGGAAAAAAACCATCAGAGCACCTTCCGTACAAAGAAGATGGAGATAATATCCTGTTTAAGTTCAAACAGAAATCTTCTTTCAAGGACTCAAATGGAGAAAGAAAGAACATCAAAATCCTAGTTGTAGATTCAGATCTGAAACCATGTAAGGTTCAGTTGGGATGGGGATCTAAAGTTAAAGTTAGTTATTCTCCAATTCCATATACTGTGAATGGAAAATCTGGAGTTACTTTGTACTTCAACTCAGTCCAGGTCTTGGATTTAGTTGAATATGATTCAGCAGTTTCCACAGGATTTGAGAAGGAAGAAGGTGGGTATTCAGCACCTGATCCTCAAGGTGAACTTCCTTTTGATACTGAATCTGATGATGATGACGATGATGATTTCTGAAACCTATAAGTCAGGTTTAGAAGAATCAATTGCATGGGAATTATTAAGGCAGAAAGTCAAGTTTAAATACGAACCAAGGAAGATTAAATACTTCATTGAATATAATTATATACCAGACTTTCTGCTTCCCAATGGAATTATGATTGAAGCCAAAGGGTACTTCAGGAAAGAGCATCAGCGTAAACATCGGATGCTGAAACAGCAACATCCCGAACTTGATATCAGATTTGTTTTTCAAAAACTGAAGTCACGAGTTCAAGGAAGTAAACTGACATGCCAGAAATGGTGTGAAAAATATAATTTTAAATATGCAGAGAACACAATTCCAGAGGAGTGGATAAATGAATAAGAGGATTTATGGAAAGTCGGTGTTTAGGACATGAACCTTGCCCAAGGTGTGGAAGTAAGGACAATCTAGCTGTCTATGATGATGGACATGCATGGTGTTTCACACCTGACTGTGGGTATCGGAGAGGAAAGGACAATATTGAAGAAGAGGAAACAGATATGAAATTAATTAAAGGGAAACCAGAAGCTTTAAAGAAGAGAGGGATCACCAAAGATACAGTAGACAAGTGGTCTTACCAAGTCGGAGAGTTCAAAGGTAAGAAAGTCCAGATAGCAAATTACAAAAAGAATGGAAAGACAGTAGCACAGAAACTCAGGTTTCCAAACAAGGACTTTCTATTTCTTGGAGATACCAAAGAAGCAGGATTGTACGGTAAACATCTTTGGGACAAAGGAAAGATGATCACAATCTGCGAAGGTGAAATAGATGCACTCTCAGTATCACAGGCACAAGGAAACAAGTGGCCTGTAGTGAGTATTCCAACTGGTTCTGCAGGAGCAAGGAGAGCCATTCAGAACGATTTAGAATACCTCGAAAACTTTGAGTCTGTAATTCTAATGTTCGATCAGGATGATGCAGGACAAGTTGCAGTGGATGAATGTGTTCAGTTGTTCTCTCCTGGCAAGGTAAAGGTAGCTGTACTTCCACTTAAAGATCCAAACGAAATGATCCAAGCAGATCGTGGATCTGAGATTATATCTGCCATCTGGAATGCAAAGAGTTACAGACCAGATGGAATCATAGATGGTGCAGATACATGGGAATTAGTAAGCACATCTCAAAAAGCGGAGTCAGTTCCATACCCTTTCACAGGACTTAACAACCTTACCCAAGGAATTAGGAAAGGTGAGATTGTTACTATCACTGCAGGATCTGGAATTGGGAAATCTCAGATATGTAGAGAGATTGCCTATTCACTGATTCTAAAGAACCAGAGGGTAGGTTATCTGGCACTCGAAGAGAACACAAAGAGAACTGCATTAGGATTTATTGGATTGTATTTGAACAAACCAATTCACCTTCAGAACATTGAATATACTCCAGAAGAATTAAAAGAAGGGTTTGATGCAGTCTTAGGTACAGGAAATCTATTCCTCTATGACCATTGGGGAAGTATGGAAATAAACCACTTGTTCAATAAGATTCGATACCTCGTTAAGGGAGTAGGTTGTAGTCACATTATTTTAGACCATATTACTATCATTCTCTCTGGTTTGGAAGGTGGGGATGAAAGAAGGATGTTGGACTTTGTAATGACAAAACTCAGAAGTCTTGTTGAAGAAGTTCAATGTTCACTGATCTTAGTTTCTCATCTCAGAAGACCACAGGGAGATAGAGGTCATGAGGAAGGAGTCAGGACATCTCTTAATCAACTTAGAGGTTCACACGGAATTGCTCAATTGTCAGACATTGTAATTGGGTGTGAAAGAAACCAGCAAGATGAAGAGAATTCTGATCTTACTACAGTCAGAGTACTGAAGAACAGATGGACAGGGGAAACTGGAGTATCAGACAGTCTACATTATTCCAAGGAAACTGGAAGGATGTCAGAAACTCTCTCCAGAGAAGAACAATATGATTTTGAAAAAGAAGATAAAGAGGAGGACTTTTGAATATTATACTCGACATTGAAACAGATGGGTTACTGGACACTCTCACAAAAGTTCACTGTGTAGTAATCAAGGAACTAGTCGGACCACATTGTGATGTCCTTCAAGTAGCTACTAAGGAGAGTGAGATTAAATCTATCCTGAGAACTTTAAAAGAGCATCATGTAATTGGACACAACATCTTAGGATTTGATTTGGAAGTTCTTAGAAGACTATATGATTTTGAAATTCCAGTGAAGCAAGTAACAGATACCTTAATTATTTCCAGACTTTTACACGCAGATCTGCGAGAAGAAGACAAAGCACTTCAGAGAATCGAACCTAAGTTTTGGGGATCACATTCTCTGGAAGCATGGGGATACAGATTAAATCATTTTAAGGGAGATTTTGGAAACACTTTGGAAGACTTCCAGGAACTTTCCCAAGAGATGATTGATTACTGTATTAATGATGTCCATCTTACGGATATTTTATGGAAAAATTTTGCACAGCGTTTACCAAATAAGAAATCGATAAAATTGGAACATAGGATTTCCGAAATTTGCAACCAACAGGAGAAATATGGATTCAAATTTAATGAACAAAAAGGGATCAACTTATACCTTACACTCTCAAAGAAAAGGGAGAGTCTTTCCAAGAAACTCAAAGAAGTTTTCGGGTCATGGATCATTGATGAGGGAGAAAGAAGGGAAGGTCTTTACAACAAGATTAAGATTGTTGAGTTCAACCCTGCTTCGAGACAACATATTGCTAAACGACTTAGGGAACTCAGAGGATGGCAACCCAAAGAGTTCACACCATCTGGAGAAGCTAAAGTTGATGAGACTGTTCTCAAAAAGTTAGACTATCCAGAAGCTCAACTGATGAGTGAATATTTAATGTTAAACAAACGCATTGGTCAACTTGCAGAAGGAGATCAAGCATGGTTAAAACTAGTTAAAGCAGGGAGATTACATGGAAAAGTCAATACGATGGGAGCACAGACTTCGAGGTGTTCTCACTCGCAACCTAACATTGGTCAAGTTCCGAATACAAACGCACCCTATGGGAGAGAATGTAGGGAACTATTTGAATCGGATAAGGGAAAAAAACTATTGGGGATTGATGTCTCTGGCCTTGAGCTTCGGTGCTTATCTCATTATATGGCTAGTTATGATGATGGTGCTTATGGTAAGAGACTCCTTGAGGAGGATATTCACACTGTTAATCAGGAGGCCGCTGGATTGGCTAGTAGAGACCAGGCAAAAACTTTCATATACGGTTTTTTGTATGGCGCAGGAGATCAAAAAATCGGTGAGATCGTGGGTAAAGGGAGAAAAGAAGGGAGTAATTTAAAGAAGAAATTCCTTGAAGAACTTCCTGCATTAAAGAATCTCAGGACTGCAGTCCAAAACAAAGCAAAGGAGAAAGGATATCTCAAAGGGTTAGATGGTAGAAGAGTGCCTGTTAGATCACAACATGCAGCTTTAAATACTTTATTGCAATCTGCAGGAGCTATCATCTGTAAACGATGGGTAGTGGAATTACATTCACTCCTTAAAAAAGAAGGCTTTGTGCGTGGACAAGATTTTCACCAAGTAGCATTTGTTCATGATGAAGTTCAACTCTCAGTCAAGAAGGAATATGCAGAACAAATTGGAAAAATATGCGTTCAAGCAATCCAAAACACAGGGGAGAAATTTAGATTTAGAATTCCCCTCACTGGAGAATTTTCCATTGGACAAAACTGGTCCGAAACCCATTAACATGAGTAAGTATAACACTTCTATTGGCCTATCAGGGGAAGCACTTGTGCGTTATTTATTGCACATGTGGAAGTATGATGTTTATTCACCTGATAATCCTAGCAAGACAGTAGACTTTGCAATTAAGAACGGAGATGAGTGGGCAACCATTCAAGTTAAGACTACTGTTTCCCGAAAAGGAGTCCACTTAAAACGAGGATGTGTACGGAATGGAAAACTGTCTGCGTTCAAATATGATGAACAGGATTTTGATTATTTATTTGCAGTTAGGTTTCCAAAAGTTTTTGTTATTCCCTTCATGTCTATTGAAACTATTTCATACATTGGGTTCAAAGATTATACACAGTTTTCTTATGACCTGAATGATCCTGAAACATACTCTAATCCACCTAAATTATTATGATTGAATATTTATTATGGAAGCATTTAATTTATCTCGTTTGGATAGCAGTAACTATAGCACATTGGGGAGAACCGCATGGTTTCTAGAGTCGCAGTAATTGATGCAGACATTTTACTTTACAAAGCTTGCAGACTTGCTGAAGAAGAAGTTGATTGGGGAGATGATCAATGGGTTCTTTGGTCAGATCTGAATGTAGTGAAAGATATATTTGATACTCAAGTAGACAGTATCGTAGATGAGATGGGTGCAGATAGAACCATCCTTTGTTTTTCAGATAAAGAGAATTACCGAAAAAAAATTAATCCAGAATACAAAGCAAATAGAAGAGGAGGTAGAAAGCCATTATGTTTTAAGCAAGCTCTTCAGTACTGCAAAGATTCATACCCCCATAGGGTATTTAAAACTTTAGAAGCTGATGATGTGATTGGCATTATTGCTACTACTGAAAATGAAAATGAATATGTTGTGGTATCAGAAGATAAAGATCTACTTACAGTTCCTGGAATGCATTGGGATTTAACAGAGAAGAGAATCTTTAACATCTCTGAAGAAAAAGCTGATTACAATTTTTTTCTACAGACACTGGTTGGAGATTCAGTAGATAACTACAAAGGATGTCCAAAGGTAGGAAAGGTCACTGCAGAAAAAATATTGGCAACTGCCAGAAAAGATAAAAAGGATCTTTGGAAAACAGTTGTAGATGAATTTAAAAGCGCAGGACTTACTAAAAAGGATGCAGTAATTAATGCTCGTATGGCAAGAATACTTCGGAGCCATGAGTACAATCTTCAAACAGGAAAAATAAAACTCTGGAAATGACTAATTATAATTTTGAACAACATCGTAAAGATTGGAGTAACTACGTTAATGATCAGGAGAACATGAAAAAGATTTATGAGAATGCAGAAGTAACTAATCCAAAACATTATGACAAAGTGGGATTTGGTATTCAGCCACTTCAGTACATTATTGCAAACGAATTAGATTTTTTAGAGGGAAACATTATCAAGTATGTTTCAAGGTATCCACATAAAGGTGGAGTAAATGATTTATTAAAAGCGAGAACTTATTTAGAAAAACTAATTGAAAGAGAGAGGATCAAACATGAAAAATAAATTACCAACGCAGTACCAAGAGTTCATTCATTTAAGCAGATATTCAAGATGGTTACCAGATGAAGGAAGAAGAGAAACATGGAACGAAACAGTAGGAAGATATTTTGATTTCTTTGAAGAACATTTAAAGGACAACTGTTCGTACACAATACCTGAGAAACTTAGGAGGGAACTAGAAGATGCTGTTCTGAGTCTAGAGATTATGCCATCAATGCGTTGTCTTATGACTGCAGGACCAGCCTTACATAAAGAGAATATTGCAGGGTATAACTGTGCGTATACTCCAGTAGACACAATGAAGTCCTTTGATGAGATTCTGTATGTCCTTATGAACGGAACAGGAGTTGGGTTTAGTGTGGAATCTAAGTTTACCAATCAACTTCCACAAATTCCTGATGAACTATACCCCACTGATACGGTGATTGTAGTAAGAGATTCCAAACTTGGTTGGGCTAAAGCATACAGGGAATTGATTTCATTACTTTGTACTGGCTTAATTCCTAGTTGGGATATGTCTAAAGTCCGTCCTTCAGGATCGGTACTTAAAACTTTTGGAGGAAGAGCAAGTGGACCTGAACCACTGGAAGCATTGTTTCAGTTTACGGTAGATAAGTTTAAAGGAGCTACAGGAAGAAAACTCAGGTCACTGGAATGTCATGATATAGTCTGTAAAGTTGCTGAGTGTATTGTAGTAGGAGGAGTAAGAAGAAGTGCACTACTGTCTCTTTCAGATCTTGGAGATGATGAACTCAGGAACTGTAAGTCTGGAGAGTTTGGATATGAGAATGCTCAAAGATATCTTGCAAACAACTCTGCAAACTATCATGCAAAGCCAGATCTTGGAACATTTTTAAAAGAGTGGAGAAGTCTCTACATGTCCAAGTCTGGTGAACGTGGAATCTTCTCTTCATTTAATGCAAAGAAACATACAGAAAAATTAGGAAAGAGAAGAAAACTATTATCTGATTTTGGTACAAATCCATGTAGTGAGATTATCCTAAGACCCAACTCATTCTGTAATCTAACAGAAGCAGTTATTAGGGCAGAAGATAATTGGAAAGACATAGAACGAAAGGTCAGGTTAGCTTCCATCTTAGGAACTTGGCAGAGTACTCTTACTAATTTTAGGTACATTTCAACTAAGTGGAAAACAAATTGTGAAGATGAAAGATTGCTTGGAGTTTCCCTTACAGGAATTATGGATAACCATTTAACCAATTGCCATGATTTAGAAACGCCATCAGATATTGATAATGTTTCAGAACAATTGGAAATATTAAAAGCAAGTGCAGTAAAGCAAAATAAAGAAACAGCAAAGGAATTGGATATTAATCCTTCGGCTGCAATTACTGCAATCAAACCTTCAGGAACTGTCAGTCAGTTAGTTGATTCTGCTTCTGGAATTCACACAAGGCATAGTCCTTATTACATTCGGACAGTCAGGGGAGACAAGAAAGATCCAATTTCAAAATTGATGATTGATCAGGGAGTACCATACGAAGACGATGCAGTTAAACCTGAGACAGGAGTAGTCTTTTCCTTTCCTGTAAAAGCTCCTGATAATGCAGTGTGTCGAAATGATCTTTCAGCAATAGATCAGTTAGTAATTCATAGTGTGTACTCTGAAGCATATACGGAACACAAAGTATCACAGACTATTTCTGTTAAGGAAGATGAATGGTTACCAGTAGGTTCATTTGTCTTTGAACACTTTGATGGTATCTCTGGAGTATCCTTTTTACCTCATTCAGATCATGTATATAAACAGGCTCCGTATCAAGATTGTACTGAAAAGGAGTACAAATCTTTGTTAAAGAAAATGCCTGAAATTGATTGGTCTAAATTACCTGAATATGAAAGAGATGATTACACTTCTGCTTCCCAGGAATTAGCATGTTCAGGGGGATCATGTGAAATTGTTTAATGATATCAGTACTTAGTTATAATTTAAGAGAAAAAAGATATATAAAATCACTCATTTAGAAGAAACCGTATGATCGGAGCTTATAATATTTCAGAAGAATTAATATCATGGTTGGAAACTACTTTCCCCAATCAGATACCTAGTGAAAAGGATTGTACTTTGGAACAGTTGAGAGTTCTCCAAGGACATCAAGAAGTTATTAATGTAATTAAAGCAACTTATCAAGAAAGTTTAGATGATGTGTATGATACCAACGGGTAGTCCGTCTAAGGTAGAACCTGAACCAGTTCAAGCTCTTGCTGGTCAAGGTATTACTAATCAGAATCCTTTATTGAAAGTGAACAAACCTTCTAAAACTAGGAGAGTAAAGAAAAGTTTAAGAATTAACAAACCATCAAAGTAAATTGATAAAGAGGATATGTTAAAACTTGTAAGCCAAAGAAAAGTAAAAGAAAACTGGAAAACCTATAAGGAACAAGTTAGAGATGCAATGGTTTCCACAGATGGAGGACTAGCTTTCTTTAAAGACAATACAGAAGAAACATTAAAAGGAATTTATTCTAGATTAATGAATCCTTTTAGTCATCAGATGCACTTATGGATTGATGATGACGATGAGTATTTATTATTAACACACATACAAGTTTGTGAGTTTACAGAAACAAAAACTTTATTATTATTTTCTTTAACTCGTACTAAAGATGTAGATAAAGAAACTATAGTTCAACGATGGGTAGATGGTTACCCCATTATATCCACTTTTGCATTACAAAACGATTGCAAAGGAATTACTGCATTTACTGATCTTGATTATTTCGTTAAGGTAGCAAAGAAATTAACAAAATTAGTAGATAAAGAGATTATAATCCGCTACCAATACTATGTTCCATTATGAAAATATATACCAAAATAATCTATGAGTGGCTAGATGGTAGATTGGTAGAACAATCCTCAGACTTTTTTGAATACGAAGGTGACCTTACTCTATGTGCAGGAGGAGGTGGGGGAGGAGGAAGTGTACCTATAGTAGAAAAAGTTACTAAGACTACTGGAGATTTTGCTACAGATCCACTAGGTACAACTACAGAAGTAGTTAGTGATGTTGGAGCAGAAATATCTGCTGGTGCTGACACGGCAGCGGAGAATGTACAAACTGCTGTAGAGATGGGTTCAGAGAATTTAGCTACTGGTTTAGAGAACAATCAAATGACAGAAGGAACAGCTACAACTCTTTCCGATTGGAGAAGTGGTATGGATGCTACTATGGCTCCAGTACAAGAAGAATTAGGAAGGTGGGCAGATGCTACTACTACTAATCTTGAATACGGACAAGATTTCTTAATGGAAAAAGCGGAAGAAATTACTGATTTTGTACATGGACCAAGACCTGAAGCAACTGTAGCAGTAAACAAAGGTGCTCTTAAAGGAGGAGTAAAAAAGAAATCCAAGAGTGATCTTGCTGTCAACAAAGGTAAACAAAGAGCGAGACAAACTTTGAGAATAAGTAACACGGCATAAATGAAATATAAAAAAACTAAAACTGAAATTAATCCCGATGCTGATTACACTGATGAAGGTGCAGTCAAATCAGAATATGATAAATGTGCACAGGATAGAGATCAGTATCTAAGGAGAGGAAGAGAAGCTTCCTTATTTACTATTCCAAGTTTGTTACCTTCAGAAAGTTTTTCAAGCACATCAGAAATTACCACACCTTTTCAATCCATAGGGGCAGAAGGAGTTAATAATTTAAGTTCCAAACTTCTAATGTCTCTACTTCCTCCCAATGCTCCATTCTTTCGATTGGTTGTAGACAACGCTGAACTAGAAGCAATGTTAGCAGAGAAGAGATCTGAAGCAGAAGAAGGACTTGCAAAGATTGAACGTATGGTAATGCAAGAAATAGAAGTTAGAGGACTCAGAGTTCCAATTGCCGAAGCATTGAAGTTATTAATTGTTACAGGAAACGTACTTCTTTATTTACCTCCAAAGGAACAGATCAGAGTATTTCGTTTAGACCGTTATGTAGTTAAACGAGATGCAATGGGGAACGTCCTGAAGATTATTACAAAAGAATCATTATCTCCGCTTTCACTTCCTGATAATGCAAAGGAATTGATAGCAGATCCTGAAGCTGATACTCCTATAAAAGATCTGGATTTATATACATGTGTTAAATGGACAGGAAGAAATTGGAAAGTCCATCAGGAACTTAATGGTTCAGTGGTTCCAGGATCTGAAGGTACATACCCTAAGAAACGTAATCCTTTTCTTGCATTAAGATTTACTTCAATGGATGGAGAAGATTATGGAAGGGGATATGTAGAAGAGTATTTAGGAGATTTGAAATCTTTAGAATCCCTTACGCAATCCATTGTTGAAGGCTCCGCTGCAGCAGCAAAGGTTCTGTTTCTCGTAAGACCTAATGGAACTACTAGAGTTAAGACTCTCGCAGAGTCTCCGAATGGTGCAATAGTCACAGGAGATGATAACGATGTATCGTCACTCCAACTTGGTAAATCTCAGGATTTCAATGTAGCACAGCAAACAATACAGATGTTACAGACCAGACTTTCCAGAGTGTTTTTAATGAACTCTTCCATCCGAAGGGATGCAGAGCGTGTTACTGCAGAAGAAATAAGAATAGCACATCAGGAATTAGAAATTGCATTAGGAGGAGTTTACGCAGTTCTTTCACAGGAATTTCAATTACCTTTGGTAGAGTTGTTAATGAATAAAATGGGTAAGGAAAATAAAATACCAGCCTTACCAGATGAAGGATTAAAACCTCTTATCGTGACAGGAGTAGAAGCTCTTGGAAGAGGGGAAGATTTAAACAAATTAGGGTTGTTCTTACAACAACTTGCTCCACTTGGACCTCAAGTTATACAGGAAATTAATGTTCCAGATTATATAGATAGACTTGCAGGATCTTTGGGAATTGATACAGAAGGATTGATAAAAAGTGAGGAACAGAAACAAGCTGAAATGGAATTAGCACAGGCTCAACAAGCACAGATGGCCCAACAACAAATGATGGCAAACATGGCAGAAAAAGCCACTCCAGAAATGGTGAAGGGAATGAACCAAGAAGCTATGGCAGAACAACCTCCACCAGAAATGACTAATTAACCCTTTTAAAGAGGAAACTCAATGGCAGAATTTCAACAAATAAGTACGCATGAAGATGCTCCACCACCTCCAGAAGGAACTAAGGAGCATGAACAAGCAATGGTTCAATTGGCAGAAGAAGCTAATGCAGTAGAACGAGAAGATGGAAATCCTTCATGGTTACCCGATAAATTTGCAACGCCAGAAGATATGGCACAGGCTTATCGTGAATTGGAACAGAAGTTATCCACATCCACTTCGGAGTCTGTGCCGGAAAACGATGAGGGTACACCACCTCCGCAGACTCCTACTCTCCAACCTAGTGCAGAAGAAGCTAAGAAAGTATTAGAAGATCAGGGTCTGGATTATAGTAAATATTACAATGAATACTTAGAAAATAACTCTCTTTCTGAAGAATCCTATAAAGAATTAGGAGCAAAGGGGATGAGTACAGAAATGGTGAATTCATGGATTCAAGGACAACAAGCTATTTCTGAGAAGATTGTAGAAGTTGCTTATAATTCTGTAGGAGGAGAAGAACAATATAAGACTTTAATTGAATGGGCAGGAAACTCCCTCCCACAAAATGAAGTAGATGCATTTAATAGAGCACTGGAAAGTGAAAATCCAGACGATAGTTTATTTGCTATCAAATCTTTGAATGCTCAATATCAAATGGTAAACGGAAGTTCACCAAATCTTTTACAGGGATCAACTGGTAAAGCAGGAACAGATGCATTTCAGTCATTAGCGCAAATGTCTGAAGCTATGCGAGATCCTAAATACCAAACCGATCCTGATTTTAGGGAAGAAGTAACTAGGAGACTAGAAGCTTCCAACCTGATGTAATACAGTTACTCAATAGGAACACATACGAAAACAATTATTGCCCACTGAGGTGGATAACTTTAATTGAGGTAGATGTAGTTATATGAGGAAACTCGTTACGCTAACTCATGCTAGGTAAAACTAGCTAAACTTAACCTTAATTAAAGTAATTTATGTCAGCAACTAATTATACTGGTCAACGATCTGGTATGATCAATGCGGCTAATAACTCTAGAGCGTTATTTCTAAAGTTATATGCCGGAGAGGTCATGACAGCATTTCAGACCAAGAATATAATGATGGATTATGTCAGAGTCCGAAATATCAAGAAAGGTAAATCGGCTCAATTCATCATGACAGGCAAACATAGGACAGCCGGATATCATACACCTGGAAATGAAATCATTCCAGATGCAACAGCCAAGCATACAGAGAGATTAGTCACGATTGACGATCTCTTGATTGTTCATCAATTCATTCCAAATATTGATGAGGCAATGGCTCATTATGATATACGTTCTGTCTACACACAAGAAGCTGCTTATGGTTTAGCAAAAGAAGCTGATCAGAACATTCTCAGAATGGCTGTAAAAGCTGCTTTAACAACTAATAAGGAACGTGCAAGTAAACTAGTTCAAGATTATGCCGCATGGGATGAAGAAGATTTTACAGCTAATGTAACTTATTCAGCAACTAACTATGCAAATTCCAAAAAGTCTTCAAACTTCTTTGAAGGTGTGCTGGAAGCAAAGCGTATTCTTGAAAGTGCAGGAGCACCAACTGATGATTTAGTCTGTATTATAGCTACAGATCTTTATTATCATTTGTTTAAAGCTTCTACTAATGGTGAAGCAACCACAAATCTACACATGTTTAATACAGACATAGGTGGAAGTGGTTCTGTAGTAGGCGCAAACATGCCTAATATTGCAGGAATTCCTGTTGTAAGAACTCCACATTTGGGTTCTGATACTGGTTCTGCATTTACAGGTAGTTTATTCAGTACAGCTAATCCTGCCCTTACTACAGGCACAGCACCATTAGGTTCTGCCGAATCTAACAGGGCAGCCCAATACAATTTACCAGCAACTTACACTGCAACTACTGCAGGAGGTAGTAATGTTGGTGCTACTGGTGGACTTGATGGAACAAGTTCAGTAAACCTTCAAACCGAAGCTAATTTAGTTCGTGCTTTGGTTATGAATAGGGATGCAGTAGCAACAGTAAAACTCTTAGACCTTTCGGTTGAGACAGATTATATGGTCAATCGTCAAGGAACTCTAATTGTTTCTAAATATGCGATGGGTCATAACGTCCTACGTCCAGCAATGGCTGTAGCGTTAAAAGCTTCGCATAATTCATAATAACCTTCGTGAAGTGTGGTTGATCCTCTTGCCATGCTTCACTTTCTGTAGAGGGGTTAATTAGTTCTCCATACCCCTCTACACCTTTCTTTAAAATTCCCTCAAAAATATATGGCTGTATCAAAAACTACTAAACTAGATGCTATTAATTCCATGCTTATTGGAATTGGAGAAGCTCCTGTAAACACTCTTAACTCAGGACTTCAAGAAGCTGAAGTTGCTGCCATACTCCTAGATAACATATCTCGTGAAGTTCAGTCTCAGGGATGGTCTTTCAATACCGATATCCGATATAAACTGACTCCTGATTCTTCAAAAATTATTACCCTTCCCTCACATACTCTTCAGGTAGATACCACAAAAATAAAACGTGATTACAATACAGATGTAATAGAACGAAATGGGAAATTGTATGACCGTACCAAGAATACTTTTGAGTTCGATGATGATGTGGAAGTAGATATTGTTTTTCTTTTTGATTTTAATGAAATACCCGAAGTTGCGAGGAGATACATTACACTCAGAGCAGGAAGAAAATTTCAGGAAAACATTCTAGGTTCTGGAGAAATGACTCAGCTTCAATTCAAAGATGAACAATCAGCACTATTTGCCTTGAGAGATGCAGATTCTCAGGCTGCAGATTTTAATATATTTGATAACTACGACACTTATGCAGCAATAGATAGGATTGGCATAGGTGCTCCTGTTAATGTACTCGACACACAAAGACGTTTATATAGTTAATTATGGCTTTAGTTTCCAGTTCAATACCAAATTTAATAAATGGTATTTCTCAGCAACCAGCCGAAATACGATTGTCTACTCAAGGAGAGAGACAAGTTAATGGGCTTAGTACTGTTGCTAGAGGATTAGAAAAAAGACCTGGAACTGAGCACAAAGCCAAACTTTCATCTTCTTCAGAAACAGATTCGTTTATTCATAGTATACGAAGAGATAGAAATGAAGAGTATACAATGGTTCTCAGTCGAGCATCTAATGCTACTAAGACACTCAAGATATATGATCAAAGTGGTAATTCAATACCAGTATTACACAATCCTGTTAGTAATGCTTCACTGGCAACAATTGTTAATGGTACACATGCTGACGTTGTTGTTGATGGAGATTTAGGATATCTAGAAACTGGAACGAATGTAGGAGGAGTCAAAGATAATATCAAAGCAACCACTGTTGCAGATACAACCTTCCTGATTAACAAAACTACTATAGTAGCCAAAGCAACTGCAAATGGACATGTTTCAGGAGAAGGAACAACAGGGTCAACCCAACATACCTCAAGTGCAGGATCAGATAATATAACAGGAAGTATAGATTATGAAGGATTGATTTATGTAAAAGTTGGGGATTACTCTAGTAAATATGTTGTTACTCTAACTCCTACTGATGGAACACATAATGGGAGTAACTTTAAAGTAGGATTCCAGACTCCTGCATCCAATGTTTCACTTAACCAGAAACATACAGGAACTACTAACATTGCTCAGATTATAAAACAAGGAGATGACGGATTAACTACTGGAGAGGGAAAATGGGATGATTTTGATTCTGATGATCCTGCGGAAGGTTTTGGAGGTTGGCGACCTACAACTGGAAGAGATGAAAATGGAACAACTGGAAAAACTGAATACTACGAAGGTCTAGATGCAATTGCAGGAGTATCAAATATTCCTTTTACATTTGAGTTAGCAGATAGTTCAAGTGTTATTGTAATTAAAAGTACAGAGCCTTTCAACATTGCAACTTCTGATTCTCATGGAGGAAAAGATTTAGTAGGTATTACAACTAGTACCACTTCATTTACTAATCTTCCTGGAACTGGAGCACCAAATAATTACATTGTAAAAATTGTAGGTAGCAGTGATGCAACTCAGGATGACTTTTATGTAAAGTATGTTAAAGACGATGAGACTTGGAAAGAAACCATCGGACCTACATTAGATACAGGATTTAATATTACGACTATGCCCCATCGTTTGGTGAGGTTATATGATGAACAAAGTCCTGCAAATAAATATTTTCTTTATGAATCAGTAAAAGAAGCTGCAGCTTCTAATGGAGCACCAGTTAGGTACGGATGGTCTTCAAGGAAAGCAGGAGATGATGACAGTAACCCTTTTCCATCATTCACAGGAGGAAAGATAAATGATGTTACCTTTCATAAAAATCGTTTTGGAGTCCTTAGTGACGAAAATATTATATTTTCCACTGCAGGAAACTTCTACAATTTTTTTCCAATTTCTGTAATGACTCATTTGGATAGTAATCCAATTGACATTTCAGTATCAAATAATGAAGTTTCTATTCTGAAACACGCTGCAGCATTTGACCAAAGCTTATTACTATTCTCAGATTTTCAGCAATTCAGTTTAAATAGTAGTGAAGGTGCATTTACTCCTTCTAATGTGTCTGTAGACGTTGTAACACAATTTGAATCTACAGCCAAAACTCCTCCTATATCTTCTGGTAAGTTTGTCTATTTTCCATTTCAACGTGGAGAGTATTCAGGAGTAAGAGAATACTTTGTTGACATAGGATCTTCAGACTCCAATGATGCCACAGATATTACTGCACATGTACCGCAGTATATAAAAGGAGATATCACAAGAATGGTTGTGAGTTCCACTGACCAGATGTTAGCAGTATTGAGTGATGATGATTTAAAACGAGTTTACATATACAAGAACTTTTGGCAAGGTCAGGAAAAACTTCAAAATTCATGGAGTCATTGGACATTTGATGGAGACATTCTTAACTGTGCATTCTTAGGATCAACTCTGAAGCTTCTTATAAAAAGGGATGACGGTATTTATCTCGAAGATTTAAATCTCAGTTTAGATTCTGCACAAGCCGTTATGGAAGATGAAACTTCGGTACTTTTAGATCGAAGAATAAAATTTACTTATAATCAAACTGTAGCTGCAAATATGTCTTACTACAGGGATGCAACATGTGACACTACTAACAATGATGCAACAGTTACTATGGATAGTACTGCAGGAATTTCAGTAGGAATGAGAGTAGTAGGAACAGGAATCCCTGCAGAAACGACTGTAGCATCAATTACAAATACAACTACATTTGAACTTTCTGCAAATGCAACTGCAACTAATTCAAATACTACATTAGTATTCATTCCAAGTAATATAGTATTTGTTACAGACAATGCAAGAAAGCTTACAACGATAGCTCAAGTAGATGAATATCTAGCAGATAGTACAAACACTCCTACTTCTAATATAGCTGTTTACGCAGGAATTCCGTACACCTTCGAGTATGAGTTCTCTAAATTTATTCATAAGGAAAATGAACTTCCTGTACAAACTGCAAAACTGCAGATTAGAAACATTAACTTACTCTACAGTAAGACAGGATTCTTTAACGTCAAAGTTAATGTAACTCCAGGAACTATCAAGATTCCCGATGGATCTGGAGGTACTACCGAAGTTACCCCTCGTACAAATTACTCCAAGAACTTCAGTGGAATGATAACCAATACCTCCTCATTTGGAGAATACAAGTTACTCTCAGGAACCTTCAAAAGTTCTGTCATGACCAATTCGAGTAACTGCAATATTATCTTGGAAAATGATCAATACCTTCCATGTGCATTTCAAAGTGCAGAATGGGAAGGATTCCTACACAGGAGAAACCAGAGAGTTTAAATGTATTACAAGGATCATGTGAAGTCATTTGACCCTTCGTATATTGATCTTTTAGCGGAGAACATGTGTAAAGGGGATAGAGATGAAGTATTTGCAACCTCTGGACAAAATCCTAAAGAAGCTCTTGTTTCATCCATAATGAGTAGTGACCAGTTAATATGTTATTTTGATGACGATGAGCTACTTGGAATTGGAGGAGTAGGTGTAGAGCAACGTGGGGAAGGTATCCCTTGGTTTTTGAGAACAGAACATTTTAATGTTTGGAAACAAAAGAACAAAAGAAGTTTTCTTAAAAGTAGTAGGTCTTGGATAGAACATATGGGAGAGATGTACCCTGCAATGTATAACTATGTAGACAAAAGAAATAAAGAATCAATCATTTGGCTTAAACATTTAGGATTTCAGTTTACACAAACTGTAGAACATTACGGATTTCTTAGAATCCCTTTTATTAAATTTGAAAAGTATAAGGAATATTTATGAGCGCAGCAGCAGCAAAAGGTGGTGCAGGAGCTTTTCGGGCAATTTTAGGTCAGCATGCTAGAAACGTAGCGAATAAAGAATACAATGTTTGGAAGCAACGAAAAGACTTAGCAACTAAAAAGAGACTTAGAATCCAATATGCTGGTGCAAGGCAGAGTTACGCTGATATTGACCGAATGAGGGTTAGTGATGAAGATATTACAGCCGAACAGAAAGTAGAAAATAATTTAGAAATGTTAAGAAGAACTGCAAGTGTAAAAGCTTCAGGAGCACCAGAAGGACAGAGTACTGAATTCGCAGCGGATAGGGCAGTGGGTGAAGTATTAATGGCAGAAAATAAATTTATTAAAGAAATGGAAGACAAAGAAACTCAGTATGGGATTCAGGAACGAGAAATAAAATTTGGAATGGATATGGCGTTTCTTGATGCACAAGCTTCTATTGCCAGTACTAGTTATCGAAGAGGTGATGGAGGAGCACAGTTATTTATGGATCTCGCTGGTGCAGGAGCAGATGCATATGCAATGTCATAAGAAAGGTATTTAATGGCTCGACAAGGACTTAATATCTCAGGTGCAGCTCAGAGAAGAAGTGTTCCCCAATTACACCAAGGTGGTCCTGACCATTCCAGAAGTCAACAGTTACAAAGTTTTGCAGACAATGTATCTACCTTAACGGATAAAGGTATACGAGCCTACCAGATGCAAAAGGCTAAACAGGAAAAAGAAGATAAACTTGCAGAAGAACTTGAAATTAAAAGGGCAGATGAGGAGAGATCAAGATTAAGAATTGAAGCCAATAGAAGACTATTAGAATCTGGTGGACAAGATTATAAGACTGCACATGGAATATCAGAATTAGATAGTGGAGCACCTCCTGACCCTGACCTTACAAAGTTTAATGTTAAGGGTAATCCTGACATTATGAATCCAGTATACAGAGAGGAGTACGAGAAAGCATTTACTGGACGGAAAGTTGAGAAGTTTCAAAAGAAACTAGATGCTGGTGCAGATAAGCGTGTCTCAGAAATGCGGAAGGTTTGGGAAAAAGGGTACTATGATGAAAAATCTGGATGGCAAGGGACACCGTTTGATAAGTGGGCTGCAACAGCATTAACTGAGCAAAAGAATAAAAATTATGCAGACTCTCTTGGACACCTTCCTCATATAGGCGAATTTGCAGACAAGATAAATTACAATTCGTATGAGTTAGCAATTGCTAAAGAAACTCAAGCGCATCGTGCAGAAGTAAAAGGAAAGCTTTTAACTGATGGAGTTCAAAGTTGGTATGAAGATAGGAAACTTCCTACTACAAAAACAAAGTCAGGAAAAACAATTTCTGCGGCTACAGATTTACTTAGGCAAGTAGACCAATTAAGAGGTAAGCAACTTACAGAACATGGTGAAGAACGAGGAATATTTACTAAGAAAGAAGTACACGGTGCTTTCATAAAAGAATTTTCAGATAAGATATTCTTAGCAAAATCCTCAGATGATCCTATTTTTGATTCTATTGAAGCAGTTTTTAATAGTCCAGATGCACATAAAATTCTTGATCTAGATCCGAATGATCCGAATGGAACTGGAAAACAGTATGCAAATCTTAGGGATGCTGCAAATAAAAGAATAATAGAATTAGAAAGAGAAGAAAAAAGTAAGTCTGATACTGAAACTCAAAATATTAAGGATAAGCATACTGAAACAGTTAAGAGTATGCACGCTCAAGCACAAATTCTAAGAACACAGGGTACTTTGGATTTAGATGACTTAGAAGCATTAAAAACACTTTATAAAGATAGAGAATCATGGCAGAAAGGTGATCTGGGTTTAATTGATGATATTGGAGATGTAATTATTCAACTTGAAGGAATGGACCCAACAAAAGCAACACGGCAACAACTTACAGAAGATGAACAAAATAAAGTAAATGTATTTGTAGAAGAAATTTCAAACATAGATGATCCCATAGAGTTACAGGATAAGAAACGAGAAATTCTTGGAATGTTTGGTGGTATGAATGGAAGAGAGTTTAATGCAAAAATAAAAGCATTGGAAGGTTATGAAAAAACTCTAACTAAAAAACTTGAACTTAAAAAAGCTCAAGATGTAATAGAAAAAAATATAAGCACACAGGAGACTGCAAAACTACAAACTTCTGCCAGAGTATCTACCAAAGAAAAATCATCTACAGAATTAAGAGATGGTTTTGATGATTATCAAAAAAAGATTCTTGCAAGAGAAGATCTTGAAGCTGTAGACAAAGAAAGACTTCTTGGTGAAAGAGAAGCACTTATTTTAACGAAAGAAGATACAGAAGAAAAAGATCAACAGGATAAAGATAATCTACACGATTCTGCCCAACAAGATAAGTTTTTTGAGGCAGATCAGGCATTTGATCCAGAGACAGGAAACGTACAAAACTTACAGAAAATAGTTGGAAAAATTAAGAATCCTTCTCTTAGGAAGGAACTAGGAAGAATTGTTACTGAACGTGCCAATGGAGTATTAAGTGCAGATAAAGCCAGAGAAAAATTAAATAAGATAAAAATAGATCGAAAAGCTGCCAACAAAAGAATGTCGGGTTTGACAAAAGAATTGGGTGTTATAAAAGAAATGGACAGTACAAAGGGTCAAACAGCATTACTAGACCTTGAGAGAAAATACAAAGAAGATGAGGATTTTCAAACTATCATGGGTAATGATCCTGCCAACAGGAGTTACTTAGATGAGATTGCCAAGATACACAATATACTTGAAGCTAAGAAATCTCCAGAACAAAAAGAAGCAGAGTTAGAAGAGAGAACAAAGTTTGTAGAAGAATCTAAACTTGAACATGCAAAACTTGAAGAGAATGCAATTAAAGCAGTTAGACTTCTAAAAACAGATTACACACCTGAGAATGTAAAAGCTGCCGAAGATGCAATCTCAATGAAATACGATAAGTTTCAGTTAGAAGGTGCAGATTCTGTAAATACTTTTGTTTTTGATGAGGGAAGAAGAGATGCTTTACGAGGAGAAATTGATGATTTAAAAGTCAAGAATTCAGATAAGGTTCCTGATTCCAAAGATTTAGATCCAAAGAAATATGTAAAATATGAAACGGAAATAGAAAAAATAGCAACCTTAGATACTGATAAAAAAATAAAAGATGAGATTGCTCGAATAAAGATTAAACTTCGAGAAGATTATCAAGCGTATGGTCTTCCTACACAAGCGTATGACGATCTTACAGGAATGCTAAAAGCTATAGACCCAAAAGATCCAACTACAGTTGATCCAAGGATTGATGGCTTAAAGACTATTTCTTCGTACTTTAAAGGACGTTGGGGTAAATTTGATGATCCTAGTGAGTTCTTAGACAAAGGAGGAAGAGAAGGAAACCAATTATACGATCAAGCAAGAAGTACATTTGAAGGATGGTATACCGCAGAAACAGCAAAACCTGAATGGACAGCAAAAACAAAAAGCCAAAAACAAGAAGCTGTTCAAGAGTATGTAGACAGAATATTTAATGAAGAAGCTGAAAAACGTGTAATGGGTCCAAAATGGAATTCTAGTTTTAAAACCTATGATAATAATTGGGATGCATTCTGGGACAGTAAGAATACGGATACAAATTTACCACCAATTGCTACAGAAAAAGGTAAGGAAGGAGACACCACTAATATTGTTAATGCAGGACCAAACCAAAGTTACAACTCTATATATGAATTTTTTGGATTTGAAGTTGCTAAACACACCAAACAGTACATTCCAGAAGGTAGTTAAGTAAAACATATGGAACCAACAGAAAATATTCCCAAAACTGATCCGATGAGAGGTAAATCTTCTTTTGGATGGTTGGACAGAGCATTAGATCCTACTTCTAAAACTACAGAAGAGAATGAGTCTGTTAAGACTATGACTTTTGGGCCTGAACAAGATGGTAAATTCATACTAGCTCCGTCAATAAGACAAGAGACTACTCCAGAAGGAGAAAAGCACCTAGTTAAATTGGAAGATCAAGATGTCTATGACCGTGCCTTTGTGGAAGATGATTACTTACTTTTTGATACCCAAGAAGAAGCTGATCAATACAGTAAACAATTGAGTGACACTATTGATCAACTTAGAAGAGATCATAGTTACAAACAACAACTTTCACAACAGGAAAGAGATAAACAGGAAATATCTCTTACTTCTGCATTATTACCTGATGAAGTTAGTGTCAATTATAATGGGTTGGCAACAGTGATGACAAATTTAGCAAGTCATCCTACTGCCAGTTATAAATCAATAGAAAATTTTTTAAATGCAAGAGATTCCAAAACTATAGGTTTTGATCCTGAAACTGGTCAATTTGCTGGTATGGATCTGACACGAGAGTTTCCATTATTAAAGATGTCAGGAGACGGTAGTAAACCAGTATTGTCAAAAGATAACTCGACACTATTGAAACAAATTGAACAACGGTTTCCAGTTTCTAATTCAACTCCAGGTGCAGAGTTACTGAAGGAATATCTAAGAGAAGAGATTAATGAGAAAAAACGTCCTCTTCTTCTTCCACAGGAAAGTCCTCTAGTCAGTAATTTTAAGGTTGCCGAAAGTATTAAAACCTTTGTTAAAGGATCTGCAGAAGAATCTGCAAAGGTAGTTTTAGATCTTCCTGCTATTGGAGGAAACATTGGTTATTCTGCAGGAGAAGCTATTGCAGATGCTGTTGGATTGATTGCATACACTCCTATACATCAAGTACTTACTATTGGTAATAAGATGAAGGGGATGGGACAAGAAGAAGCTGTTGCATTAGCAGATGAAGAAGCAACAGAACTAGTCCAAAAGCTATTTGATTACGGAGTATTTGCAGGAGAGAAACCTCAACCAAATTCTATGACAGGACAATTCGCCGCACCAATGGGTGAATTTGGATTGTCTATAATGCTAGGTGGACCAATGGTAAAATGGGGTACAAAATTCATAAGTAAGTGGAAACCCATACTTATGCATAAGGGCAACAAACCACTTACTACAGGACAAGCACTTCAACAGGCTAATAAAAAAGTAAAAGATCTTCTAGCTCCAGTAGCAGGAGGAACATTACTCCAATCTCCTGAACATAGACTAATTCCTTTTCTGGAAGAATTAGGAGCATCAGGAGAGTGGATTGAATTTATGAAAGATTCTCCAGATGATTCTACCTTTGCAAAAAGGTATAAAGCATTTATAGATACATCCTTTGAAGCCACAGGATTAAATGCTTTTATGCCTACTCTTCTTTTGATGGGAAGAGTTGCGTATAACTGGAGTAAACCACTAACAGATGAAGCAGTAAGTAAAGCAGGAGATATGCTTAAAACTGGATCATCATGGTGGGATAAAATTAAATATTTGGTTCCAAAAGAAGCTTCTGAAAGGGTTCCACATGCAGCTAGAAAAGCTAAACAAGAAGGAAAACTTGCAGAAATAGAAATAATTAAAGAGAGAGCAAGAACAGAAGTACAGCAATTACTTAAAGCAGATCAAGATGGAAGTCTGCGTGGAATTATGCGTTCCAAGGGATATGATTGGGATGAGACTACTAAATCCATTGTTCCAATTAAAGCTGTTGTTCCAAAACAACCTTTAAAGGGAGGAACAACTATTGATATTCCTGGAGGGACAAGAGAACCACTTACACTTAAAGATCTCGATATAGAAGCAAAAAATAGAAAGATATCCGTCAAAGCTTTAAAAAAAGAAATTGCAGAAAAAGCGGTAAAAGATCCTGCAAACTTTGAGGGTACTACTCATGAGATATTTAATGTTGATAGGATAACCAGTGATGCAGATCGAAAAAAATATTTTGCTCAAGCTACAGATATATTTGGTTCCCTTTACAAACAAGGAACTAAAAAATGGGATGAGACTTTTGAAGAAGCAGAAGTAGCAGAAAGACAAATAACAGCATGGATAGGTGAAGATAATATTGGCTCGTGGTTAAAGAAATTCGCTGATACATCAACGTCCTTTCCTGCCATAATGCACGCATCAAGACAGTATCTTGCATCAGAATTTAATCATTTTATAAAAGCTTCAGACAAAATAAATGCAATAAGGAACGAAGGAAAAAGAGATATTACTAATAAAGAATATGCAGAATACTTTCTAGATTTGTTCAAGTACATGGGAGCAATGGAAGCTGATGTCAAGATTGCAGGAAATATTGGTAGAACGCTTCAAGTCAGAAATAACATCTTAGGATCTTCGGAAGCTGTATTAGAAAAAATAATACAAGGTGCTTCAGCTTCTGGTAAATCTGGAAAAGAACATCTTATTGAAATTGCAGAAAATGCTGGTGAGATAACTGATCCTCTTCAGGCAGCTAATTTACTGAAGAGAAAAGGACCATTATACAATATTTTTGAAACTATCAAGTCAGGTGCAGTTAATGGAATGATAAGTAATATCATGACTCAATCCGCTGCAAATCTTGGGATCATGTCGTATGCCATCAATGAAAGATTTGAAAGTCTTTTTATGGCAACAATGAATACTATCTCAGGAGAATTCCGAAAAAGAACTGGTAAGACATGGTTAGGTAAAGGAGAGGGGATGACTTTTGGTGCAGTAAACGCATCAAACTTTGGATTATCTCAAGCTCTTTTGGAAACATTTGCAGGAGCACATTTTGGTAAGAGATCACCTTTAGGTTCTGCATATCGAGCAGCAAAGAATCTGCAAGTAGATTCCGTAACCAAACATGAACTATCAGATCAGTTAAGAACAACTGGACAATCCATAAACTTACCTTGGGTAGGAGATGTTGCACTTTCCAGAGGTTTAACTGCAGAAGTATTTGGAGAGTATTTGGACACTGCATTTATGAGAGGAGATATAGGATCAGTCATGAAGTTGATGGTCAATAGTGCAGGATTGATCCAAACTGCCGCAGGAAGAGCTATTGTAGCAACTGATGGTTTCTGGAGAAACATTATTGAACGAATGGAGTTACATAAACTCTCCTATATCGAAGCAACAAATATCGAAAGAAAAATTGCAGAGCAAGCAGGAGAAGCTTTAGATCCTAAAAAGGTAGAGGAAACATATATGTACATGATCAGGAATCCTGATGAAGAAATTCTTAAAAGAGCAAGGAGTGGAGCACAGATAGGATTAATGCAGGAAACTCCTAATGGGGTTCTGAGAAATGTAGAAAAGTATAAAAATGAAACCTCAGACTTCAGGGGAGCAAAGGATTGGATTGTAACAAACAAAGACAGTCTTGCTAAAAATGTAACTCAAAGTGCGCTTAATATAGGAGAAAATGTAGTCAAAGGTGCAGTAAATATTACAGATAATACTGCAAGAACTTTTGTTGCATCCAAGTTTTCCTTCATGCGTACAATGACCAACATTTACAAACAGTACTTGTGGGAAAGAGGAATTCCTAAGTTTCTCAGGCAGCTTCACCCAGAGAATGCTAAGAGGTTCATGAGTGATGAACTGTACCGTCAGGAAACTCTTGCAAAGATAGGATCAGGAGCAATGATTACTTCAATGGGTTACACCATAGGCAGTAAATTGGATGATCAAGGAATGGGAGGATGGTTCATAGACAATGTACTTTCTATTCCAGAAAAAGTTATAGAGGGAGTAACTGGAGTTGAATTAACTATGGAGGGGATTGATGCTGCAGATCCTAAGACCAGACACGTTAAACAAGTAGAAGGAACAAGAAGTCCAGAGATCATGTATAGGGATGAAAATGGAGAAGAGTACACTATGCCTTTAGACCGTTTAGATCCTTTAAAAGCTTCTATGGCTTTAGGAGCAATCTTTGGATCATATCATGACCAATGGGAAGATGCTCTGGCATTAATGGATGATGAACAGTTACAACAGGAATCCCTAGATCGAAGAGAAGAGTTAAAAGAAAAGTTTCTATATGCACTTGGTGATTGGATTATGGATGTCCCAATGATGCAAGGAATTCAAGAATCTGCAGGGAACTTTGTTCCTGGAATCTCTCCGTATGGTCCAGATCCTCAAAGAGAAATTACAAAGTTCTTAAACAATTTCGTAAACCCTTGGGTTGCAAATTACTCAAGTCTCCGTAGAGCAGGACATAAAATTCTTCAGCCTTATAGAACAATGTCCTCAAAAGGAGAGAAGGAAATGTATGAAAAGTCAATACCAGATCCACAATACATTGATGCAAGGGGAGGACTCAGAGATGACAAAAGACCAGAAATGGTTAAGAAACGGACTTTTCTTCAGAAGATTATTGATGAATTTATAGAAGCAACAGAGAAGGTTGCTCTAATGGACAGGACTGATATTAGAAATCCAAAAGTAGGACAGGCACTATATGGGTTAGTTGGTCCTGAAGGAAATTTAGTTAAGTACCTTCCTGATACCAAAGTAGATTCAATTGCATTAGGACTTAAAACACTAGGAATTCCTGTATTTGGAAGAAAACAAGTTAGTACAAATACTTCAGATTTAATTTTAGGATTAGAAGTTAATTATGAAGATCCTAGAAAATGGAATGCAGGGCCTGGAGTTGTTCTTACACCAGAGCAAAGATATTCATGGGCTGTAGAAGCAGGAAGACTAAATAAAGAACTATTTAATGATAGTTATTTTAGTAGTCAGGTGGCTGCAATAAACAGTGGGGTTATGGATCTTCCGGAAAATAGGAGAACTAAATACAGATTACGAGATCTTGTAAAATCACAACTTATTCGTAATAAGCAACGAGCTTTGAAGTTTTTAACGAATCCTATTAAATACCCAAGAAATAAACAATTATCAGATCAATTACGACATGCGCTTAAACAACAATCCCTTCAGAATTAATTTAGAGTAATAATATGCCAGCACTAGTAAGACGAGGACCATTTAGTTATGATTCCTTGAGCCGATCAGGAACAAATAATTATACCTTAACAAATGCTAAGTTTGATGCAAACAATGGTGAAATCTTAGAAGTTCTTGTTGATGGTGTTAAATTAGAAGGAGATGGATCTGTAGCAAATGCAACGGATGCTGGAAACAAATCTCCTGCACATGGATTTTATGTAGATAGTCTTACTGCCCCTACTAAAATTTCATTAGTAAGTAATCCTGCTTCAGGAACAATAAAGATTTATCGGCTTTCAAATCGTTCCGCAGCACAAGTAGACTTTGCACCTGGATCTGTAATCAGAGAACAAGACTTAGATAACAGTACAAACCAGACTCTTCACGTTGCACAGGAAGCGATGGATATAGCTCTTAGTGGTGTTGTACTTGCTGCCGATGATAAATGGGATGCAAACAGTAAGGTTATGAAAAGTGTTGCTGATGGTGTTGCAGATAACGATGCAGTAAATAAAGGACAACTATCTGCTACAGAAGTAACTACGAATGACTACAAATTAGAAGCAAAGGATTGGGCACAAAAGAATGATGGTCAGGTAAAAGCATACTCTGGTGGATCAGTAACAGGAAGTAATTTAGACTTCTCTTCAAAGGCTTATGCTTCAGTAACAGGCACTAATGCACCTACGGATGGATCAGCAAAGGAATGGGCAAAGACTACAGGAGAGGTAGTAGCAGATTCTGAATACTCTGCAAAAGAATATGCTGTTGGCACAACTGCAACTAGCTCAAAAACATACGCAACAAAGGTAGATGGTGCAGTAACAGGTACAGACTTTAGTTCAAAGGCATGGGCAGTTGGTGGAACTAATGTAACTACTACAGCTGATAGAGGAGCTGCTAAAGAGTGGGCAACTACACTTGGTGGTGCAGTAGATACATCAGAGTTTTCAGCAAAAGAATATGCAGTTGGTAGTACCGCAACTCTTGGAAGTGCAAAAGAATGGGCATTAGGAGGTGGAGGAAGTTTTACTGAAGGTACTGAAGTTGTCTCAGGTCTTTATTCATCTAGAAAATATGCAAGTAATGCTTCAGCTTCAGCAACCGCAGCATCAGCTTCAGAAATAGCCGCTAGAAACTCTGCAAACTCAGTTACAAATATCCTTGACAACTTTGGTGATAAATATCTTGGAACAATGTCAAGTTCTGATAGTGCATCTTCAGGAACTATTACTGGTGCAACATGGTTAAAAGGTTCTTCACAGATTACTAATGTTACTGTAGCTTCAGGAACAGTAGAAGAAGGACAAGTATTAACTGATCCAGATGCAGGAGGTACTGCCGCTGTAGGATGGCCTACTGCAAATACAGTTAGGATAATTGATTACAACGCAGGAACAAGTACCATAACCATAAACCAAGTATTTACAGCCGCAGATTCAGGAGAAAATCTTACTGCTACTGGATATGGAGTATATGGAGCATACGATGCTTCTAAAGAAGGGCCAGCAAAAGATAACGACAATGGAAATTTAATAGATGGAGCACTTTACTTTGACACTACCAATAGTGTTAATAGTATGCGTGTGTATGACTTAGGAAATACCAAATGGGTTAAAGCTACTTCTTCAGGTACAGTTTCAATTAATGAATTTAAGTTTACTGCAACCGCAGGACAAACCACATTCTCAGGAAGTGCAGATAGTGGTGGAACACTAGCATACTCTACTTCTAACCTCATTGTGACTCTGAACGGAATCGTAATGGAAAATGGTGCAGATTATACAGCTAGTAATGGTACAAGTATTGTTCTTGGTGTAGCTGCCCAATTAAACGATGAATTAAATGTAATAGCATTTAAGAGTTTTGAAACCTCTGATATGGTTTCTGCAAGTAGTGGAGGAACATTTAACGCAAACGTAAGTTTCGGAGATAATAATATAACTAACGTAGGTTCAATAGCACTAGATTCAATAGTTGCTGATGGCACAGAAATTACAATTAGTTCCGATATGGAAACAGCAACCAATAAAAAGATAAAACAAAAAGGAGCATTTATGCAATCAAGTACACATCAAAGTTTAGTATTAGGAGGTTAAAATGGCTATACCATCAGGAAGTGGAACAGAGGTTTTACGCAATGCCTGTATTCATGAAAATAATGCAGGAACTGCACTTGTAGATTGGGGAGGAACTACAGGTACAGGTTCACTCAGAAGTTCTCAGAATACATCAGGAGTTGTTGCTGTCCCTACAAATGTAATTATAACTGTTTTATGTATTACTCACATGGATTGGATTGGAGGTGCGCATAATGCTCAAATTGATTGGCAAGGTGGAGGAACAAGTGTTGCTCTATGGAAAGAAACTAGTCAACCAGCAAATACAACATGGGTTTGGAATGATAAATTTGTTTTAAGGGAAGGTGATAAACTAAAGCTGTACAATTCAGGTACAAATAGTGATTGGACCATTTCTTTTATTTATCAAGATTGGAGTTAATTATGAGTGGAATAGTTGGAATTAGTCCAAATTCAAAAAGTGGAATACTTGGAGGTCACAATGATGGTGATGTTGTTCAAGTAGTTCCAGTACATTCAGCCGGAAATGTAACTATAAATGATACAAGTAATTATGTGTCAATAATTAGTGCAACTATTACTCCTAGATACTCTACTTCTAAAATATGGGTAAGTGCTGGTACTCGTATGAAACACGTAGGTACTTCAGGTCATCAATGGGCAGTCTATCGTATAGAAAGACGTACAACAGCACAAAGTATTGGTGATGGAGTAGATTTAGATGCTGAAAGTTATACAGGAGCATCAGGTGGTCTTCCGTCAGGAGGAATTATAATAGGTGCTTGGTTTGGGTTTTATGATTCCCCTGCGACTACTGAGGGAAGAATCTATGACTTGTCATTTCATAATAATTACGCAGGTGATCACGTAGCTCAAGGGCCACAAGCAATGATTCTAATGGAGGTCAAACAATGATTGCAGATGATAATAAGATAACGAACAATAACCAACGGAGTAAATAAATGACAAGAGCAAGAGACTTAGCAAGTGGTAGTGGCATAGAAGCTGGTGAAGTAGTTCCTCACATAATCCCCGGTGTGCTGTATCCTGCGGTTGCTGGTAAAGACTTGAGTGGTACTGCACTTGGAGGCTCTTACACCTATGGTACTGCGCATACTGATGGTAGAAGCTACTACTTCACAGACATCAAGGGAAGCAAGCCGATAAAAGACCCTAGAATTGGTGCTCATTTTGGTAGCCAGAGGCACAAAGCAAAGTCAGTACAATTACTGGAACAAGAAACTGCTACTCATGGTGAAAATGTTTATTCTGTAGATGGTAGAGAATGGTTTAGAGTCGTAAGTTCAGATATAGAAGGTTGGAACATGGATGTAGGTACTTTTATTGGTTCGTCTAATCACACATTTACTACATTTTTTGAGATTGTTGGATATTTTAATGATTTTAATTGTATCAGTAGAACAAAAAATGACAGAGCGGATGACATTAATGTAACTGTTAATGGAGGAACAACTAGAAATTCAGCTAATACAGATAAACTTGGTGGAAGATCAACTGCGGATACTCCTTTAGGGGGAAGATATGTTGATGTAGGATCAGTTATAAATCATGGTGATTCAGATGTAACATCAGATTTAGGTACTACTCCTAGAATTAATACAATAAAAATAGAAGCAATAAATACAGGAAGTGAATACTGGCAGTTTTTTGGCATCGAACTAATAGCCCAAGACACATCTTCAACTGCAAACAAATCCAAGATACAGATACCCTCACAGAATGTAGTCAGCTACGGAAAGAAGTTTACTGTAAGTGGAACACCACATTATGATCCTTTTAATGGATTTACTTCTGGTAATCTAGCCGCAGTTCAAGCATTAATTGATACAGACACATCATTAGGTATAGCTAATTGGTTATCTAGTTCTACATATTATAGACCTTTCAATGGTGGAAGGGTTGTCAAATGGGTAGACTCAAGTGGTAATATCAAGACCTCTGTAAATATGATGCCTCCTAATGCACAGAATGTAGGAACTACTGCATCAAATCCTATTGACCTATCTTCTAGCCAGACTAATGATGACACAATCAACTTCAATACAAGTGCAATAGATCATTCACTTTCTGAGGTTGCCAAGACTTTTAATTGGAGAGAGTTTGGGAATGGTGCGGCAAATGGAGGAACATCAGGGAGTTGGGCAGATGCAAGTATGCTAAAAGATGGTGTTGATGATGATGTTGCTTATGTAATGGATGATGGTCTGACATCTTTTTCTGCTGAAACTATAGAAGCAGATTCAGACCAATTATCTTACCGATTTAATGGGCACGATGCTTTTTATATTACTTTTATTGGGACAGGAATTTCTATAGAAAAGAAAGCATTGGACACTCAGGCTGGTTCTGATTCATTTACTTATACTTTGGATGGAGTGGCTGTAACAACTTATTCAAGTTCTAATGCTACACATCCCAAATTTATAAATTTAGCCCAGAATTTACCCTATGGCACTCATGTATTAAAAGTTAATAGGTCTAACTTATCTAATGTTCATCCGTTCTGGAAGGGATTTACCTTCCACCAACCCAAGAAACCACCTATACCAGAGGATGCTGTAGTGCTGGCAGATTATATGCTGATGGCAGATTTTGTTGCTCAGACTGGTCATGGTAAAGAAAAATTAAGTAAAGGTACACGATGCAACTGGGCTTCAAGAGACTTTTTTTATGATTCTGGTAGTGCCTTGACTTTGGAAGGGCCACACACAAGCATAGTTAGTGGGTATAGAGTATACAATAATAATAATGCAAAACAAATTGATCTTCCTACTTTTGGTCATGGTTTTGTAGCAAGATTTCTAGCCAATACTGATAGAAGTTCTAACACAACGTATAAAGTAAATGATGATGTGTATGATACTAATTTTAATGCTTCTGGAACTTATACTGCTGGTAATAGAATAGGAACTACTTCACCTAATCCGTGGGATACTACTAACAATGATGGAACAGTTACTTTTGACCATAATGGCAATGGTACTGATGCTGTGGAATTTGCAGGAATAAAAAATCTTGAATTAGGTGTAAATAAAATAACTTTTGATGATGATACTACTGATTATATAACTTTTGATGGTGCTGAAATAGTCACTCCAATCCACACAAGTTCCCACTACCAATCCTTTGAAACACCTTTTCTAAATGAGTTGGTAGGTGGTGATAGAAACATGGAACAGACTAATCTTGTGGTTACACCAGATGGTAAGACTTGGGATGAGGTTACTAGGGATACAAGTTATATTGGGGATAGTGTTATGCTAGTAAGACATGATGCAGGATGGCAATCAG